GCTTTAGGTCAAGTAGGTGCTCCTTCTTTTGGAACTATGTTAAATTTAGCTTCTCTACAAGTACAACCGACTACAGCAGTTACAGCTAGAGTTGAAGTATTTGTTGGAGTAGAATAGTGGACACAGCCAATATAGAAAGGTACTTGAACAGCTTTGGAAAACAGGTTGTTAAAAGAGCTAAAAAGAATTTAAGTGCAGGAGGTAAGGGTGGTGGTAACTTAGAAGAATCTATAAAATTTGAAGTAGTAGAAGACGAAAGTGGCGTTTCAGTTCAATTCTTTATGGCTGATTATGGTACGTTCCAAGATAAAGGAGTTAAAGGAACAGGTGGAGAAATTAAGTCAGGTGACCATAAGGGGAGGTGGAGTGGTAGAAGATATTACACAACTTGGGAGGGTAAAAGAAAAGATAGTCCTTATAAGTATGGGAGTGGCACAGGGAAGAAAGGGGGTATGTCTAAGGGTATTGGCTCATTTATTAAAAAGAAGGGTTTACAGCCAAGAAGTAAGGGAGGACAATATATGTCACCAAAAGGATTAAAGATAGCTATAATGAAAGTGCTATGGATAAAAGGAATACACGGAATAAGTTTCTTCCAAGAATCTTTGAATTATGGATTAAAAAATTTCGGCAAAGAATTACTAGGAAGCGTAAAAGAAGATATAATTAACAGTTTAACACAAGTAAAATAAATGGCAACAATAATAGAACAACACCCTTTGTATGATGTACTTACTGTAGGACAAGATGTAATTTTTACAGTATCGAATACTTCTATAGTTCCTAATTTCACAAATGTAAAGTTTATTGCTGAAGTATATATCAGTTCAGGGAATCCTCCTAATCCATCTTCTACAACAGATATTGTAGGAACTTTCAGAACTACTCCAAATAATGCAGGAGTTGGAATGTTTGACTTCAGACCTATTATTGAAAGCTTTGTAAATGCAGATAACTTAGCAAGAAGAGGTAGTGCATATAAAGGAACAGTTATTCCATCTGATTCAAATGTTCCTATTCACTTGATTGATAAGTATTCAAGGAACTCAAATACTATGCGTTACTTGTTTGTAAGATTTAAAATTGAATTTATTAATACTCAAGGTGAGTTGATAACTGGATTTATTACTGATTCTGATAGTTATCAGGTTTTCAATGGTTACCTAAAACATACTGACGTTTTAGACTTAATTGGAGTTAATTTTGGTTATGACCCTTTAAGATTTCAATTAAGAAATGGTTTAGTAGGTGGACGATTCTTAACAAACGCTGCTTCTACTCAATATGCTAATATTAATGATTACGGAACTTTATCCTTTTTGTCCACTCCAGAAGCAGCATTACCAACAGCTACAACACTTTCTTACTTTACAGTATCTATGTATGATGATAGCGGAGTGCCTATAGGATTACCCATACAAATAGAGAATAATTTTGGAAACGGAGGTGTCACTACTTGGAATGCTAAAATTTATAAGCAATTAATGTTTTTCGGTTGTTTTCCTGCAAATTTAAGAAATTGGAATGCTGCATTTCAAGCAGCTACTTCTACTTTAAGTTATTATTTCGTGCAGGCTTATAATTCATCAAATCAAACAATTTCAGATAAGATAACAATTAATATAAATTGTCCTAACCTTAAAGGATATGAACCTATAAGACTTTGTTGGTTGAATCAATGGGGTGTTTGGGATTACTACACTTTTACTCAGAAGTCTACTAAAATGATTTCAACTAAAGGAAGTACATATCAACAGTTAGAAGGTAGTTGGAATCAGTCTTCTTATAAAATAGATAGTTTTAAGGGAGGTAAAAAAGCCTTCAGAGTAAACGCAACTGAAAAGATAACAATGAACACAGACTTTGTTAGCGAAGCAGAATCAGAATGGTTTGAAGACCTTATAAATAGTCCTGAAGTATATATATTAAAAGGCTTCCAAGAAGATACTACAAAACCTGCTTTGAATCAGTATGTTATTCCTGTTAGGCTAACAACTTCAAGCTTTACAAAAAAGACTGTAGCAAATGATAGACTTATGCAATACACTTTTGAAGTTGAAAAGAGCAAAACACTTAGAACACAGTCAATATAATGAGCGTTCAACTAATAGTATATCCTCAGAATTATAACGGATTTTACAATGTAATTTCAAGTTCGCCAACTGAGTTTATTGTTAATGGTATTAACTTTCAGAATCTTAACAATTCACCAAGCTATACAACTACTTTAAACCCTCCCTATGGAGCAGCTTTGTTTAACGCACCTCCTAGTATTTCAAATACTTGGTATAGGTTCAAAATGAACAATGGAGGTAGTCCTTCTTATCCTTCTGTAAGTGGTGGGAAACTAATTCTAAATTCAGTAGCAGGTTCAGGAAGCATTTCAGGTGTTTATCAAAAGCTTTCTAATTTAACAATAGGGGCACAATACACTATTACTATAAATTTTGCAGGGCTTGTTTCAGGTTCTATTGTAACGCAATACGCAACAGGATTCAGTATATACGGAACAGGAACAGCAACTATTGCAGCTTCATTTACAGATACTTTTACAGCTCAATCTACTTCAGATACAGTAATGGTTGCCTATACTAACACTATTGATAACGACATTTCTATTACAGATATTTCAATACAACCTGTTATAGGTGCAATACCTTCAGGAGCTATTCAATTAATAGAAGACGGACAAGTTATTTGCGACCTCTATGAAGATGAAGATATTCCTTTAAGTCTTAGTGTTGATGACTTTAAAAATGTCGCAGAAAAAGTACAGTCTTATTCTAAGGCTTTTAACCTTCCTGCAACAAAAAGAAATAATAGAATATTTGATAATATATTTGAGATTACAAGAAGTTATGACGGTGTAATATTCAATCCTTATAAGAAGACAAAATGCGTTTTAAAGCAAGACGGATTTATTCTATTTGAAGGATATTTAAGAATGTTAGATGTAACGGATAAGGAAGGAGAAACAAGTTACAATGTAAACCTTTATTCTGAAGTTGTAGCATTAGCAGATGTTTTAGGAGATGGAGCTTTCAGGGATTTAGACTTTACAGAACTAGCACACGAGTATAATAGAACAGAAATTGTTAATAGTTGGAATGATTCAGGAACAGGAATAACTTACACGAATCCAAGTACATCAGGATTCAGAAACGCCTTTAGCACAGTGAAATATCCTTTTGTTGATTGGAATCATCAATATACTGTTGATGCTACTTCAGGTGAACCTGTTTTACGTAACTTAGAAAGTTCATTTAGACCTTTTATAAATATCAAGTATTTAATAGACAGGATATTTCAAGCAACTCCTTTTACTTATGAGTCCTCATTCTTTAACACCGCAGACTTCAAGAAACTTTTTATGGACTTTAATTGGGGGGGTAATGGTTTTCCTACTCCAAATAATACTTTTGCTGCTTCTTGGGTATTTGGAACAGGGGCTACTTCAAATGTAGGAACAGGAGCATACAAAGCATTTAGGTTATTACCTGAAACTTCAGTAGGTGGTGTTGCAGGTTCAACATTACCACCAAATTACAATACAAGTACATACATTATAACAGCTCCTACAACTAATGAAATGTATAATGTTTCTTATAATTTCAAACTTGAAAATACTACTATAGTACCTGCATCAGCTCAATGTAGATGGATTCATAAAATAGGTGGAGTTGCTCAACCTGATATAGATTATGCTGTGAGGTTTATGACTGGAGCAGGTCAATTTCTACCATATTCAGGTTCTTTTGATATAGTGCTTAATACAGGTGATACATTAGAAGCACAATTTTTTACAGCAAATGCATTTGTGCAACAAAGTGAAATACCTGCCTTTTCTTCTTCAGCTGTATTTGTTCAATCAAGTTCATTCGTAAATACAGCAGGACTATTAACTTTAAGAGAAGAAATAGGACAATGGGATTTCTTAAAAGGATTGATTACTATGTTCAACTTAGTTACTTTACCTGATGAAGACAACCCTAACAATATTAAGATTGAACCTTATTCAGATGTTTTTATACCTACAGCTACAGCAGGGAATACACTCGCAAATAGAGGTATTGAACACGATTGGACTGAAAAGATAGATGTATCGGAAATGAAGCTCACACCTTTAACAGACTTAAATAGAAAAACTATTTTTAAGTTTGTTGAGGATGATGACGACTATTCGTTTAATCAGTATAAGAATTTAGTTGGTGGTCATTTATACGGAAGTAAGAAGTTTAATGCAGGAAATGAATTTAATATTTTATTTGGTGAAGATGAAATTGTTGCAGAACCTTTTGCAGCTACAGTAGTCAAGCCTTTAATGTCACAGTTTCCTTCTTTTATAACACCTGCTGTTTATTCTATGAATGATGACGGAACTTCTGATAGCTTTGATAACAGTCCTAGAATAATGTATAACAATGGAGTAAAACCTACAGGGGTAGATTATTATATACCTGCTCAAAATGGCGTTACTTCTAATACCGAAACAGACTTCTTACAGTTTAGTCATTTAACAGATATACCGACAATAACTTCAAGTCCGCCTTTATTAACTGACACTAGAGATTTTCACTTTGGAGAATGCCAACTTATGACAGGAGTTGGCGCACCTACAGTAAATAACTTATTCAATATGTATTGGCTGCCTTACTATTCAGAACTTTATAATCCAGATACTAGGACTATGACTATTAAGGTAAACCTAAGTCCTGCTGATATCAATACGTTCAAATTCAATGATACCGTATATATCAAGAACAGAGTTTTCAGAGTAAACAAAATAGACTACAAACCAAACGACTTAGCGACAGTTGAATTTATACTTATACCATAATGTCAAGAGAAAATATACCATACTTAATAGGATTCAATGTAAAGCCTGCATCAATTTCAGTACTAGGTGTTGTAACCTTTACTGACGGAACGAATGAAGTAACTCCTAATCAATTACAATGTGAAGCTTACGGATATACTTATAATAAAGCTTTAGGAACTTGCTCAACTTTTACATACAATACAAATCTAAATAGTGGTGTTGCAAATGAGAACAACAAGACTTATGGTTCAGGAAACTCAACAGAAACAGGAACTAACAACACCTTAGTAATGGGTGAAGATAATACTGTTAGAGGTTTGTCAAGAAATAGTATTATAACAGGAAGCCAAAACGTAATAGCAAATGGAATAAACAATGCTAACGTATCAGGTACTTTAGGAGAAGCTACAGCCGATAACTCTATTGTCTTGGGTGGTAACGCTCCTGATGACAATTTAGCTGAAAGACAAAGCATTCATTTAATGTATGGGAAACAGACTACAAGTGGTTCAACTTTAGCAAGTAATTTAAACAATACAGCATTAAGTTATTTTGTAATCCCTGACAATACTATTATGTATTTTCACGCAACTTGTTTAGCCGTTAGAGTTGGTGGCACAAGTGGTTCAGGAGCAGCAGGAGATTATTGGTCAGCTATTGAAAGAGGGGTTGTAATTAACAAATCAGGAGTATTAAGTATTCAAAGAGAACGAGATGTTATCAAGACTTCAGGAACTACTTCAGGATGGGTTGCTACTACATCAATTTCAGGTGGTAATTTTAAAGTAAATGTAAGGGGAGCAAACAATATGACATTAGAATGGGTTTGCGATATTAAATTAACACAAATAAAAACAGGAGTAACTTTATAAAATAAAACTATGGCAAAGGAAGTGTTAGAATTAGAAGTAAAGTCAAACTTAGGTGATGTTGTAAAGCAAACTGAAAAGCTTGATAGTGCTACTAAAAAAGGTAAAAAAGGATTTAAAGGTATTGGAACTGCTGTTAAAGGTGTAGGCGTAGCATTAAAGGCAGCAGGAATAGGTATTATAGTTGCGTTACTTGCTAAGTTAATGGAAGTCTTCAGTAAGAATCAACAAGTATTAGACGCATTTGAAACTGGAATGACTGCTTTAAGTATTGCTTTCAATGACTTGTTTAAAGTGATAAATGATAACATAGAACCTGTAACTAAGGCGTTTAAAGCACTATTTGAAGACCCTCAAAAATCTCTAAAGGAATTTGGGGATATGATACAAGACAACCTTATAGAAAGGTTCAATAGTCTTTTAGAAACTTTCGGCTATGTAGGGAGTGCATTAAGTTCATTATTTGCTGGTAAATTTAAAGAAGCAGCAGAATTTGCTAAATTAGCAGGTAAGGAGATGGTTGATGTAGCAACAGGAATAGACAATGCTTTTGATAAGGCTACAAAAGTTATTGTAGAATACACAGAAAAAACTCTTGAACAAGCAGCCGCAATCACAGAATTAAATAAGGCAGCACTATTATCACAAATTCAATTTGCTAAATTAAATGCAGAGAATTTAAGAGATGCTGAAATTCAAAGACAAATAAGAGATGATGTTTCAAAGACTTTTGCAGTAAGAATAGCAGCCAATGAAGAACTGAGTAAAATACTAGCTAAACAATCAGATGCCCAAAAAGCACAACTACAGATTCAATTAGATGCAGCAAAAGCAGCCAACTTATTAAACGATAATACAGAAACTAAGATAGCTTTAGGACAAGCTGAAGTTGCTATGCTTGAACTTCAAGAAACTATTACAGGGCAACTATCCGAACAAAAGACTAATCAAGTAGCACTAGAAGAAGAATTAAGACTCGGTAGAGAACAATCTTTAGCAGAAGGAACTTCAGGGCTACAAAAAGAATTAGAGGAACTTAGATTAGCTTATGAAGAAAAGAAAAGATTAGCTGTAAAATCAGGAGTAGATACTACTGCTATTACTAAGCAATACGAAAAGCAGAAGTCTTTATTAGTACAAGCAAATGTAAATGCTCAATTAGAAGCGTTCTCAGGACTTGCAGGAGCATTAAGTTCTTTAGCAGGGGATAACAAAGCTTTAGCCGTAGCAAGTGCAGTAATAGATACTTATGTAGGTGCGAATAAAGCATTTGCTCAGGGAGGTACTTTAGGCTTTGTATCAGGTGCAGCCGTAATTGCAGCAGGTTTAAATAATGTAAGGACTATATTATCAACAGATGTTCCAGGAGGAGGAGGAGGAGGAGGAGGCTCTGCACCATCAGCACCAGCCCCACAAATGATGTCAGGAGCTTTTGATATTAGTGGAGGTGTAGCCCCTGAGCCTGTTCAAGCCTTTGTATTAACAGACGAAATGACAAACAGTCAGAATCAGCTTGCAAATATTAGAAGAAGAGCTACAATCTAAAATCAAACAGAACGACAATTTATCTATTATATAAAAAAGACTACTATGCCTTGCGAAGAATGTGAAAACGGAAAATACAAATGGGGAAAGACAGGAAGCTGTGAATATGATACAGTAGCTGAATGTGAAGAAGCTAATAAAGACTACTATGAAGAAGAAAAGACTACTTCTATAGTTGAGCTAATAATTGCAGACGATTCACAAGAACTAGCTATTGATGCAATCAGTTTAGTTACAAGTCCTGCAATAGAGCAAGACTTTGTATTCTTTGGTAAAGAGAAAAACAACTTGACTTTTGCAAAGGTTGATGAAGAGAAAAGAATGCTAGTTAGTCCGGCACTTATTCCTAATAAAAATATTTTCAGACATAATCCTAATACCCAAGAAGATTACTATGTTTACTTTTCAAAAGAAACAGTACGTAAGGCTTCTGAGTTGTATTTGAAACATAACAATCACCACAAAGCTACATACCAACATCAAGATAGAGTATCAGGTGTTCTAACAGTTGAATCTTGGATTAAGGAAGGTGATATGGATAAGTCTAAGTTATACGGCTACGACTTACCTAACGGCACTTGGTTTGTAAAAATGAAAATAGAGAATGATGACCTATGGAGTAAGATAAAAGATGGGGAGCTTAAAGGATTAAGTATTGAAGGCTACTTTACGGACAAGATGGAATCTATGTCAGACGTACAACCAACCAATGAAGAAATACTTAAGGCACTAAACGAAATAATCACAAAATCAAACAAGTAACCAACCTTTCTATTATATATAGAACCTAAAAATTAAACTATGGATTTAAAGAATCAAATATTAGTAGCACTTGGACTTGACAAAGAAACAGAAGTGTCTTTAGCTTGGCAAGCAAAATCGGAAGATGGAACTATTTTCGTTTCAACTGCTGAAGAATTAGAAGCAGGTGTGGATATCAGCGTTTTAACTGAAGATGGCACGACAATTTTATTGCCAATCGGAACTTACAAGACAGATACAGGAGTATCTTTTAGAGTTGAGGAAGAAGGTATTGTTGCTGAAGTTATCGAAAGCGAAACTGAAGAAGAAGTAGTTGAAGAAGAATTAGCTGAAGATGATGGTAAGGAAGCTGATGTAGCTGATTGGGCAGGTATGGAAAAGCGTATTCAGAACTTAGAAGATGCTGTAGCTGACCTTAAAAGAAATAAAGAAGGAGGAGATGATGAGGTTGAAGAAATGGCTGAAGAAGTAACAGAGCCTTCTACAAATCCTAAAACTATAACTACAAAAGAAGTAGTTGAATTCTCAGCAGAAGACGAATTAACAAAGTTAAAAGCTGAAAATGATAAATTAAAGACTGAATTAGCAGAATCACCTGCTTCAGCTCCTTTAGACACAAATAAATTTAGTTCAGAGAAAAAAGCTGTATCTAAATTAGACTATTCAAAAATGAGTAAGAACGAGAAGTTTTTACATAACTTATATAATTAATAACTAAAAGTAGAGATAACTCTACATAACTAACTAAAAATCAACAAACTATGGCGTTTACTACGACTAGCTCGTTTTCGGGCAAAGCAGCTGGATTCTACATCTCAGCGGCTTTAAAATCAGCAACATCTCTTGAATATCTTACAATGATTGAGAATATCAAGTTTAAATCTAACATCCAAAAAATGGATGCAACAGTTTCACCTATTGCAGCAGCAACGTGTGATTTCACAGGAGCAGGAACACTTGCTTTAACCGAAAAGGTACTCGAACCTGCGAATCTACAAATTAATTTGGATTTATGCAAGTTGACGCTTTTGGATTCTTGGGAAGCTTTACAAATGAGAGCAGGAGCAGGCGCACCTCCGCCGGCATCTTTTGATGACTATGTAATCTCTTATATGGGCGATATTATTGGACAAGCTACTGAAAATTCTATTTGGGCAGGTGTAGCAAATGCAGGTGGAGACTTTATTGGATTCACAGGAGCAGGAGCAGCAGGATGGTTAAGAAATGGAAATGACGCTACAGTTAATCAAGCAGTTTTAACAGGAGGTGCAGGTGTAGCTCCAGTAGTAGGAACAATTATTGCTGATATTCAAGTAGGACTTGATGCAGTACCGGCAGCAGTTATTGGAAAGGATGATTTATACATCTACTTAAACCAAAAGAATTACCAATTATACATCCAAGCTATTTCAGCTTTAGGTTACTTAAACGCTTACAATATGCAAGGTGAGTATGTACCAATGTTCAACGGAATTAAAGTAGCTGTTTGTAATGGGTTACAAAATGCAGCAATCGTTATAGCTGAGAAATCAAATATGTTTTTCGGAACGGACTTGTTAAGTGACGCTACACGTATTAACTTGCTGGATATGAGCACGTTAGACGGAAGCGATAATATGAGAATGGTAGCTCGTTACAGTGCAGGAACACAAACAGGAGTAGGAGCTGATTGCGTACTTGTATCTTAATAAATAAATAATACGGAAGTGAGGGTGTAAAAGCTCTCACTCCCTTAACCTAAAAAAACAAACAAAATGGCTTGTACAGCACTAACAAAAGGTAGGGGGCTCGACTGCAATAGAATCAGTGGTGGGGTGAAATTTATTTATTTCGGAGTTCTTGACCAATTTACAGCACCAATAGAAACAACAGGACTTCCAGTTACAGCAGGAGAAGTTACAGACTTAGAAATGGGAGCTAATGACTTATACCGATACACTATGCCTTTGGGTGTAGCAAGTATTACCGATACTATCGTTGGAAGTAGAGAAAATGGAACTATTTACTATACGCCAACGGCTCAGGTATTATTTAACCGTCTGTCCAAGGAAGACCAAAATCAGGTGAAATTATTAGGCGCTACTAAAGTGGTTGTCTTTGCTCAATTAAACCAACAAACTACAGCAGGTACTGATATTATAGTAGCTATGGGAGTTGTAAACGGAATGGAACTTAATGCAGGTACTATCGATTCTGGGGCAGCTTGGGGTGATAAAAATGGTTATACTCTGACTTTTGACGGAATGGAAGCATCTCCTATGCCTATAGTAGCAGATTACCCTATAGCAACAGGACCATTCACAAATGCAGGGTTTAATTTTGGCGCAATAGTTACATCTTAATTTTCTTATCTGTTTTCTTATAATCTTAGAAAGGGTAGCTTAACGGTTACCCTTTTTTTACACTTAGTGAGGGTGAGGCGGCTTGACCGTTTATAGAGTAATCTAGCGTTCACTATGGGATTAAGGTTGCTTTGGCAGCCTTTTTCCTTTATTAACCAAACAGAAACACACTTTTTCTATTATATAATATGATACAAGGATTTACAAATAGTACAATAGTTACTGATATTTGCACAGAAGATAACAGAATAGATACGACAGTAGCTTCTACTCAGATTAGATTTTTAGTAAAGTTTATCAATGACCTTGATGGTTCTATTTCTTATTGCTATCCTGTTTTAAACACAGGAATATTTCCTAGATATACTGATATGACTTTTCAGTATGCAATAGCACCTGATTTGTTTTTAGGACAAATAAATCTTTTACCAGCAGGACATTGGAAATATGAAGTTTATGAAGTTAGTTGGATTGGTACAATAGTGCTTTCTTTACCAACTGCTCCTGGTACTGAAACTGCTGTACTTCCTGTAGCTAATACAAATGGAGTAGTTCAAGGAATAGTTACTAAAGGAATACTTAACTTAACAGAAAAAGCAGGAACAGAGCAAGTACAATACACTCAACACTCTGAACCTTCAGGAACGAATACTATATATTACGGACAATAAACAAAAAATATGGATAAAATAATTTCGATAGATTTAAGCACAAGTACAGCACCTTTAGTTCAAGAAGTAAGAGGTAAGGATTACATTGAATATGGTGATGCAAATGGAGAATGGCGAAACCTCTATCCTCAGTTTTTAATTGACCTTTACTATTCAAGTTCTATAACGGCTGCAATCGTGAATGCTACTGCTGAAATGATAAGTGCTGAAGACTTAGTTATAACAGATGAAGATGACAGAGATGAAGAAGCAAGAGTAAAGCTTCAAAACTTTATGAATAACGCTAATGGAAATGAAACGCTTCACGAAGTATTAAAAAAGGTAGCATTTGACTTTAAACTTCAAGGAGCATTCGCTCTTAATATTGTATGGTCAAAAGACAGAACACAAATAGCTGAAATCTATCACATCCCTGTAGAGAAGATTAGATGCGAACGTCCTGATGAATTTGGAAAAACTAGAGGTTATTATGTTTCAGGAGATTGGGCAAATACAAGAACTAACAAGCCTTATAGAGTACCTGCATTTAATGTAAACGATAGAACTTCTCCTAATCAAATTCTTTACACAGGGCTTTATAGTCCTAATATGAACTCGTATTATACTCCTGATTATGTTAGTTGTAACAACTGGGCTTTAATCGATTCTAAAGTTTCTGAGTTCCACCTCAATAACATATCTAACGGATTTACAGGTTCGTTTATGATTAGTTTTGCTAACGGAATACCGACAGCAGAAGAGAGAAGACAAATAGAACAAAGTTTAGAAGCTAAATTTACATCTGAAAAGAATGCAGGAAAATTCGTTTTGACTTTCTCAGATGATAAGACTAGAGTTCCTGAAATAACTTCTATCAGTCCTTCAGATTTAGATAAACAATTTTTAGCACTTCAAGAACTTTTAACTAGCAACATCCTCAGTGGGCATAGGGTGACGTCTAAGACACTTATGGGCTTAGATAGTGCTAATGGGTTCTCAAGCAACGCAGACGAGCTTTTAAACGCTTCTAATTTTTACCTCAATACTGTGGTTATGCCATTTCAAGGGCAAATATTAAAAGTATTACACAAGATATTCCAGGTAAACAATATGGATATGCCTATTCAGTTCGTACAGCTTAAACCAATAACAATACAATTTGACTCTAAGACTATTAGAGAAGTAATGACACAAGACGAAATAAGAGAAGAAATTGGATTGCCACCTTTAGAGGTTGAAGAAGAAACTCTAGACTTTTCAAAAGTTGGAATGATTGATGGAAAGCCTGTTTTTGATACTATAGAAGAAGCCTTAGCGAGTGCAAAGACTTTAGGGTGTGAAGGGTATCACGAACACGATTACGAGGGTAAGACAGTCTATATGGCTTGTGAAGGACATCAAGAAGCTACAGAGCTTTCTAAGTTCATTGAAGAGTTTGGAGAAGATATGCCTGAAGAATGGGAACTAATAGAAGAAGAAATAGTAGATGGAGAACACCAAGACTTTGACTTTGAAGATGTTTTAAATGAAATTGCTAATGACAAGCTAGAATTGGCAAGTACAGGAACAGCTAGACCAAATGCTAGAAGTAAGCAAGACGGAACTAATAAGTCAGATAATGAGTTTTATAAAGTTCGTTATGTATACACTCAAGATAATTTCTTATCACAAAAAGGAGAAACTAGAGATTTTTGCAAATTAATGGATTCATCTAAAAAGATATACCGAAAGGAAGATATTTTACAAATGGGAAATAGAGCAGTAAATCCAGGTTGGGGGCCGAGAGGAGCTAACACTTATAGTATATGGCTTTATAAAGGTGGTGGTAATTGTCATCATTATTGGCTAAGACAAATATACAAGACTTCTTTAAGGGGAGCAAAAAGTAAAATATCTTCTAGTCAATTAATAGGATATACAAAAGCTAGGTCAGAAGGATTTACAGCAGAAAAGAATGACAACTTAGTAGCAAGACCACCAAAAAGAATGAAAAATAACGGATTTTTAGAACCAAGATAATTATGAGCTATGTACTATTTATATCAGAAGCGAAGCTAAAGGATAGCACCGCAATCAATCTTAACGTGGACGTGGACATCTTACTCCCATTCGTTCGTGAAGCACAGAAAATCTATGTTGAAACTGCACTAGGTACTGACCTTAACAATAAATTAAAAACCTTAATTGTAGCAGGTTCTGTAAACCTTCCTGCAAATGCAGCTTACAAAACTTTGCTAGATGACTATATAGGGGATATGCTTCCCTCGTATAGTCTTTATCACGCTTTTAATTATCTTAGGCACAAAGTAGAGAACGGCAATATCTATTCCAAAACTTCTGAAACTGGAAATGCTTTAAGTACGGAAGAAGCTCAAAGCTTTAGGGAAGAAATATTAAATACTTCGAGTTACTATAGAGAAAGGCTTATAGACTACATCCGAAATAATACAGCAAGTTTTCCTGAATATACGACAAATACAGGTGCTGACGTAAATCCGTCAAGAGAAAATTATTACAATAATATGAATCTTGAAACACCAAGACAAGGAACTAAACTTACTTTGAGAAACTTTCTAAATGCTTCTGATTAATGAAGAAAAATTACAAGACAAAACCAATTAATATTACAAAATTAAAGACATACTTAAAAGATGCCAATAAAACAGATAGCAAAGGAAACAATAGAAGTAGTGGGAGTGAACGCAACAATTCTAAGCGTAACAACCTTCACAAATATTGAGGTAGCTTTAAAGATAATCTTATTATTAGTTTCTATAATTTATACTGTAGACAAGTGGTGGTTTCATAAAAAAAACAGATGAAAAAAAGAAAACTAAACAGCTTGAATCCTAAGTATATAACTAAAATTACAGAAGATGTTAAAGTGCGTAAAGTTTTTATTAAAGAAGTTAAGGGCGTTAAAATCTATGCCACCTATTCAATCTAATTTGACTACAATTAATCTTCTTATTATTAGAGACACATTCTCAGATAAGTCTACAATAGGCGAGCTTTTTATAAATGGAGAAAGGTTCTGTGACACACTAGAAAACCCTTGGATAAATAACAAGAAGAACGTAAGCTGCATTCCTAAAGGAGAATACAAAGTAAGGCTTAGACTAGCAAGAGAATCAGCTACAAGGGACTATTTACATTTACTTGTAGAAGATGTAGAGAATAGAAGTTATATCTTATTCCACATAGGCAATACTCCTAAAGATACAAGCGGCTGTATATTGGTCGGTTTAGGAAGTGAACAAGACGTTGTTTATAACTCAACCTTAGCTATGGACTTAGTTATGAAAGAAATACTTAATTTAGGCGGCGAAAACATTAACTTAATAATCAAAAATAAATAATTATGAAAAAGTTCTTTCAAAAGTACCTTATCGGACAGATGTTAAAGTCTAAGAAATTTTGGTACGCAATCAGTTCAGTAGTAGTACCTGCTCTTGTAACTTATTTAGGAGTAGACCAATCTACTGCAACAGAGTTGTATCACGCTATCTTAGTTCTTATCGTAGGTCAAGGTATTGCTGACGTAGCTAAGAAATAGTTTGGCAAAAGAAGGAAAAAGACTAAGACTTTCCCTTGAAGAAGTTGAGCTAATCAATGAAAGCAGGGGAAAGGACTTGTCAAACATTAACGGCAATACAGCCTTAGACATACATCTTAAAGATAGAGGTATTGATAAGAGTGATATTGTAAGCGTTAAGCATTGGCAGAATATGGGAGGTGATTTGCGCTTTTCCATAGTTACCAAAGAACAATACGGTACTGACCAAAACGATTTATTAGAAGACATTAAAAATCTAATAGATAATCACGCACCAACTTATCCAACAATTAAAAGAGTTAAAGGTGAACACCTTTTAGTTATAAACCCTGCTGATATTCATATTGGTAAACTAGGGGTTGCTTTAGAAACAGGTGATGACTACAATACAGAGATTGCATACAATAGAGTCTTAGAAGGCGTTACAGGACTTATTAGCAAGGCTCAAGGGTTTAGTATAGATAGAGTCTTATTTTGTGTAGGGAACGACATACTACATATTGACAATGTATATAATACAACCACAGCAGGAACACCACAAGACGCTGATGGTAAATGGTGGCAACACTTTGAAGTAGCTTTAAAACTATACGTTAAATGTGTTGAGATTTTAAGACAAGTTGCTCCTGTAGATGTAGTACACTCAATGTCTAATCACGATTATCAAAGTGGCTTTCATTTAGCACACTCTTTAAAGTCTTGGTTCAGGAACACTAAAGATGTAACATTTGATATATCAGTATCACACCGAAAGTATTACAAGTATGGTTCTAATCTTATAGGACTTGAACACGGTGATGGTGCTAAGATGGATAAGCTACCTATGTTAATGGCTAACGATAGACCTTTAATGTGGGCTGAAACAAAATACAGATATTGGTATCTTCACCACATACATCACAAAGTAAAATACAAATGGTTAGATGCTAAAGACTTTATAGGTGTTACTGTTGAATATATGCGTTCACCTAGTGGAACTGATAGTTGGCACAATCGTAAAGGCTTCTGTGGAGTACAGAAAGCAGTAGAAGGATTCATCCATTCCAAAGACTCAGGGCAAATAGCAAGGCTAGTACACTATTTTTAGCACCCCCCTATAGCCGTTTTAGGCACTTTCTTTTCTTTTTAATACTAATACACTAGACAAGCTATAAAGTTCGTCCTAGAGTTAAACACCTTAATTGTTAATAACTTTGTAAATAAACTTGTTTATAATTGTGTGATTAACTAAAAAGCTGTATATTTGCACTATGAAAAATTTAATCAAAACACTTTTAGGAATAGCAGGACTTTACGGCTGCTTATATTTACTGCTAGGTACTCTTACCTTAGTAGAACTTTTTTTAGGACTAAGATAATGAGCGAACAGACAAAAATAATTGACGAACTGATAGAGATTAAGGATGGATATATTAAAGTGTTAGAAGACTCAATAGAATTAAAAGACGAATATATCAGACAACTAGAAAATAAATTAAAAAAAGAAAAAGAAAATGGTATTTAAATTAAAAGACGCAAACACTAAGCAGGAAGCTATTGTAAGCCTGCTAGACGTACAAACTAATAAACCTGAGCTATTGCCTAACAATACTGCATTAACTGAGGACGGACTTAATCTATTGCCTTTTCAATTGGTTAGAGATTTATACGTAAAAGTAAAAGATACTTATTACAATTCACTTGACTTTAATAACAAATTTTAAGATGACAATACAAGACGCAGAATACCTAGAATATTCTACTTATGTAGATTATAACAAAGATTACTTTTCAAAGTTTATGGGCTATCAATTAGACAACAAGAAAGTCTTAGCTGAAGAATGGTTGCTAAAACCTCAGTTCAGTACTGTAAGCGTAAGAAATTATGATAGAAAATCAGGACACTTCAATAATGACTTAGTTGAAAGCAGCAGGTCGTTAATAGTAATAGGAACAGAACTTCAGGTATATAGAAAATTTGAAGAAATGCTAAAGACTTACGGATGGCAACAGAAAGACTCTTGGAATGTTGAGTTGAAGCCTGAACATTTAAAGCACTATAAAGAAAACAATAATTCACCAACACTAATAAATTTAATATAATGCCAATAGAAATACAAGATGAAATGATACACAAAAGAATGAATGATATTAATACATTCCAAGCACACGAAAATGAAGTATATTTAAGAGGAACAGATGAATACGGAAAAGACTTTCAAATCTGTTTCGATTCTTATAACTTCTTAGAATGGATAGACAAAGAACAATTAGAATATATACAAGAACAATTAGTTAAATACATAAAAAGTAAATAAATTTAATACATTTGCACAGAATTATAAACAAAAATAAACAATATGAAAACAGAAATTTTAAAAGAGAAGTATATTAAGTATGGTCTTACTAAAGACGATATATTCAAACATCAGCATTTTTTAATCATTACACGCTCAGGAATAGATAAGATACAGGCTTTAGAAGGCATAACTATTGACTATGATGTTATCAATTGCGAAAAGGACTTTTGTGTAGTTAAAGCAAATGCAAAGAAGGAAGGAGCTATTATACAGACTTTCGGTTCTGCACTTAAAGGAGCAGGATTTAAAGATGGAAACTGTAATACCTGGTACGTAATGGAGATGGCTGAGAAAAGAGCTATGAGCCGTGCAGTCCTAAAGCTTACAGGGTTTTATGAGTTGGGCGTATTTGGTGAGGACGAATCAGAAAGTTTTAAGAAACAATAATTTAATTAAAAAAGACCTGCTAAAACAGGCACAATAAAAATGGAAATATCAGGAAAATTAGTAAAGAAGCTAGATGTTGAATCAGGGGTTAGCAAATCAGGAAAAGAATGGAGGAAACAATCTATCTTAATTGATACAGGAGGTGAATTTAATAATGAAGTAGCAGTAAGTGCTTTTGGTGATAAGATGGATTCAATGAACAAACTAGATATTGGTATGGATGTGAAAATACTTTGTAATGTTTATTCAAGAGAATATAACGGAAGGTACTTTCATAATATAGATGGTTACCACTTTTCAATTATGGGTAGTGAAGTAGTTGCCCCTGTTCAGTCTGATGACTTACCTTTTTAAGATGACACAAGAAGATAACTTTAAAAACTTATGCAACCTGACAACATCTTTGTTAGGCTTGCGTAAGGGTTCTCTAGGCTACAAAAGTAGAAAACAAGAACTTCAGGTAGCTAGAACTATTGCAAGTGTGATAGCTAGAATAGAATATGAAATACCGCATTCAACTATAGCTAAGGTAATTAATAGGGATAGAACTTTAATCTATCACTACGAAAAGAATCATAAACATAATTACTCAACATTTCCTAAATACAGAAATACATTTAATAAAGTCTTTAATGCTTTTCAATCTATAGAAGATTCTAAAAAATCCTTCTTTGATTTACATCAGCTAAAAGATTACTTAAGAAAGAATGATGTTGTTAATAGTGCAAAGCACCAAGTAACAATAAGGATTCAATCAGGTGAAGTAGGTACTGATATTAAAGTTTCTTACAGGAACTTCTATAATCAATTAGAAAATGTTAAACTTGCACTTCAGAACTTCAAATATGAAATTGAGATTATAACCTTATGAAACACTTATTAAGTAGTTCAGCATTTTTAATAGTAAACAAGAAACTAGCAAAGCAGGTGGGATTGAAGGGTGCAGTCCTGCTTGCTGACCTAATTAGTAAAGAAGAATACTTTATAGCTAACGGAATGATTGACGGTTGGTTCTTTAATACAGCTAAGAATATAGAAAAAGATACTTGCTTGACTTCACACCAACAAAGGAAAGCAATTAAGAACTTAAAAGACTTAGGAATTATAGAAACTAAGGTAGTAGGTATTCCTGCAAAGCAGCACTTTAAAATAATTGAAAACAAGTTATTAAGTTATTTCAATACTAGTTGTGAAGAAAATGAAGAACTAGTTGTTAAAAAAACGCAAACTATTAATAAGAATAAAGAAATAAGAATAACTAATAATACTATATCTAATAGGCGTAATGATTTTGTTTTTGAAGTTTT